GGACAGGCGCGCCAAGTAAGCGAGATCATAGCAAACGAGGTTTACAGGCCAATTTACGCGAAGAAGGAAAAGGAAGCGGAAGAGGAGCAAGCATCGGTGCCGTTCTAAGGCCAAGTAAGGGGGGTGCTTGAGGGCAGGCATACATAGATGCCCTCGAGCGCCAGCACGAAAGGAGGAGACATCATGGGAACTCGGATAAAGAGGAGCAGAAGAAGGTTATATCCAGAAGAGGAATTGGCCATCGAGCGCATGGTGTTTGAGGGGATCGATGACGGGACGATATCAGAGATGCTTGGAATATCCAAAAGCATGGTAAAGACTCAGAGAAAAACTGCCGAGTTTTTCAGAAATGCAATAAAAAGCTACAAGGAAAGGGGAAGAAGGAGGGATGTCAGGCGTGAAACGGAAAAAAGACTGCTTGAGACATTGAAAAAAGGCGACGCATACATGCTAGGATACGGGACAAAGGGCATGAACTGGGGGCGCGGCAAGTACCTTTACGAACGACCGATGGTTTACAAAGGCGCCTTAAAAAACGCGACGGGTAAGATGCTCTTCATGTTCACCAGCTCGACTGGCGGATGGACAGAGACCTTTACAGCAGAACAGCTAAAGGACATGGAGATTGAGAGGGTTGACCATGCTTGAGGACAGAAGGCAGGCCATCCTAAAGCTGACGCTTGATGCCGTGTATAACGTGACTGGGATAAAGCACGTTCGAGAGTATAAATTCCACGAAGAAAGAAAATGGCGCTTTGATGTTGCGTGGCCCGAAGTGAAGGTGGCGCTTGAAATCGAAGGCGGAGCTTGGAGGTACGGGCGGCATAACAGGGCGTCTACGTTCCTAAAAGACATGGAGAAGTACAACGAGGCGGCGTCAATGGGCTGGCTGGTGCTTAGGTGTCCTTGGGAGTGGGTAGAGGACGGAAGGATATTTGGGACGATAGTAAGGACGCTTAGACAGCGAGGTGAAAAGAATGACGTACTGGGTGGCAATATATGATCCCTGCGTGAGTGAATGGAGTTTGGGGGGAAGTGAGTGGTCTCTTTGCGGGCCCTTTGAGACGGCAGAAGATGCCGCGTGTCAGTACCTTGACTGGAAGCGGACGGGCTTTGAGGCAAGGTTGCTTAAGGAACTGATAGGCGTTGAGGAGTAGGGAGGCGATGACGTTGAGGATATGTAAAAACTGCAAGTATTACGTGTTGCGTGAGGGGATGAAGAACATGACAATTTGCAAAATGAACAACTCCCTTGTGTTTCCAGACAGGCGGGCCTGTACAAGGTTTGAGTACAAAGACGAGCTTAAAGACAGGACGCTTGGCCTTTTTGAGGGATAACTTAGATAAACCTTGGAGGTGATGCTAATGTGGTTTAGGCACGGGAAAGACAAGGACGGCGGAATATATATTGACATAGAAAGGGTTGATGAAGACAGGGCAATGGAGTTTATGAAGAGGCTAAAAGATGCGGTTAAAAGCGGGGAGGTGGAAAGTGTTACCATTTTTAATGGCAAAGACAAAAGCTATAAAACAGGCCTTTGAATCGCTTCCGGCAAACCTAAGACAGCTTGTCGTGCTGTATTATTTCGAGCAGCTTCCGAGGGAAATTGTCATGGAGGAGATGGCGATATCCGAACGACGCGAGTTTTACAGGCAAAGGCGCAAGGCGGTCGAAAAGTGCGCGCCGTTCATACTTGGCCCTTTTGGGATGTGAGGAGGCTTGGGGATGTTAATTCATAAGGCCTATAAATACGAGCTTAAGCCAAATAAAACTCAGCTGGCTTTATTTAATAGATATGCAGGTTGTGCAAGATTTATATGGAACTGGGGGTTGGCAAGAAAAAAAGAATTGTGGGAAAAAGAGCAGAAGTCTATCAGCGCATTTAGCCTGCACAACGAGTTAGTGGAGCTAAAGAGAACAGACGAAAACTACAAATGGCTTTACGACATATCAAGCGATATCCCTATAACTACCTTGGATTACTTAGATAAGGCTTTCCAGAATTTTTTCAGAGGTCTTAAGCAGGGGCGTAAGGTAGGATACCCTAAATTCAAAGCTAAAGGCAGATATGACGCTTTTACTTTAAGAGGCAGAAAAAATCAAAAGGCAATTGAGGTATTCCCTAAAGCAGTTAAACTCCCAAAGCTTGGCGTGATAAGGCTTAAAGAAAAGACAGACAATTTTAAGGCTGACAGGATACTGAGAGCCACGGTGTCAAGGAGAGCGGACAGGTGGTTTGTGAGCATCATCGTTGAACTTGAAATCCCGGAACCGGAACAGCCTGACGGTGAGCCAATAGGCGTAGATGTCGGGCTGATGCACTTTGCAGTATTGTCTGATGGCACTAAGATTGAAGCGCCGAAGTTTCTTGATAAAAGCATGAAGAGACTAAAAAGGCTGTCAAGGCAGTTGTCGAGGAAGAAAAAAGGATCTAACAATTTCAAGAAAGCTGCTATGAAACTGGCGAGACTGCATATGCATGTTTCAAATCAACGCGAATATTTTCTGCATAATTTGTCTAAAGAACTTGTCTGTAAGCACAAGGCAATAGTAATAGAGGACCTTGCCGTGAAGAATATGGTTAAGAATGACCATTTGTCCAAAAGTATATCCGATGCCGGTTGGGGCGAGTTCAGAAGACAGCTTGAATATAAAGCACAGTGGTACGGGTCCGAGGTGGTTGTGGCAGATAGATTTTATCCCTCAAGCAAGACCTGTAGCAAATGCGGATATGTGCTCCCAAAACTGAATTTAAGCGTAAGAATATGGGAATGTCCTAACTGCGGGGAAATACACGACAGAGACATAAATGCTGCAAAGAATCTGGTTAAGTGGTATAATATAAATATAAACAACGGTACCGAGGTTAGCTCGGGAATTTACGCCTGTGGAGATCGTTCCTGCGGCGGAACCGACCTGGTCGGGTCTACGAGCACACGGTCGCTGAAGCAGGAAGCTGACTGTAGTTGAGGTTGGGATGTCTTGGCGCTGGCTTATTTTGACGGGTTTACATTCAACTATAGTTGGTACTAAAGGCCCGCTGTCGGCAATGCTTACACCGAGACAGTCAAAGTTTACATTCAACTATAGTTGGTACTAAAGTGAATACAGCTAATGGAGACGGTCTCATGCCTCGAAGGCCCGGTGAAAGTTTTATAAAAAACAGACAACAAAAAGCCAAAAAAGAGCAAGACAGGGCCTACAACAGACAAAGAGGTTCGGTCTCAAGGTTGGGCTACGACAGGCGTTGGGAGAAGGTAAGAGCGGCAAAGCTGCTGGACAGTCCTTTGTGTGAGGTTTGCGAAGCAGAAGGACGACTTACACCAGCCGAAGAAGTGCACCACATCAGACCTATCAGCGATGGCGGCGACATTTACTCAAGTGATAATCTAATATCTATATGTCATTCATGCCACATGAAAATACATGCAAAGGACAAAAAGAGCATTGATGCATAAACTCAAAGGGGAGGGGGATGAAAATTTACCAAACTCCCCCTCCGTGGAACGGCGGCACAGTCGCGCGCGAGATTCCGCAGGTTACAATATGGGGGTATACCTATGGAGTTAGATCCCAAATATTGTGATGTCATAATAAAACGGTGGGAATTATTCACGGGGGATAAAGCAATTTTAGATGTAAAGGGTGATGGTAATGGCGAAGCCGGGGCCACCGAAGAAGCCTACGCCATTAAGAGTGCTTGAAGGCAACCCGTCGAAGAGGCCTCTTCCAAAGAACGAGCCGAAGCCAGACAGCGATATGCCAGAGTGCCCAGAATGGCTTTCAGAAGAAGCAAAGAAGGAATGGGAGAGGGTTGCTCCAGAGCTAAATAAAATAGGACTCCTTTCAAAGATAGACTCAACGGCGCTTGCTGGCTACTGTCAGAGCTACGCGAAATGGAAAGAGGCAGAAATGTGGATACAGGAGCACGGGAGCGTTTATCCCATACGGGGAAGTGACGGCAAGATAAAGTATTTGCAACAGGTGCCTCAGGTTGGGATAGCGAACCAGTGCTTAAAGCAGATTAGGGCGTTCTGCGCTGAATTCGGCATGACGCCTTCTGCAAGGGCAAGAATAGAACTACCGAGCGGCGCCGAGGACGAGGACGACGAGATTGTGGAGATTATGAGGGCGCAATGGGGGGTCTAGTGTGTATTCCAAGGAAAAGGCCGATGCGGCTATAAAATTCATATCGGCATTAAAATTCACCAAGGGGGAGTGGGCAGGCAGGCCTTTTATACTCCAGCCTTGGCAGAAGAAGTTTATCCGCAAGCTCTTTGGGTATGTAAACAAGGACGGCACTAGACGATACAGAACGGCTTATTTAGAGATCCCAAGGAAGAACGGGAAGTCTGAGCTTGCCGCGGCCATTGCCCTCTATCTTTTATTTGCGGACGGAGAACCGGGGGCTGAAATTTATTCGGCGGCGGCAGACAGAGAGCAGGCATCCCTTGTGTTTAATGCCGCTGCTTCGATGGTGCGAAAGAGTAAATGGCTTTCAGGGATAAGTAGGATAGTGGATTCACAGAAGCGCATCGTGTTTTATAAGAAAAACAGCTTCTATAGAGCTATATCATCTGAAGCTTATAGCAAACACGGATTTAACGCGCATGCGGTAGTTTATGATGAATTACACGTGGCACCGAACCGCGACCTTTGGGACACTTTACAAACATCAATGGGGGCAAGGCGCCAGCCTTTGATGCTTGCCATAACGACTGCTGGCTATGACAGGAACAGCATATGCTGGGAAGTCCACGAATATGCAAGGCAGGTGCGGGATGGTGTAATAAAAGATCCGTCCTTTTTACCAGTCATTTATTCGGCGGATCCAGAGGATGACTGGACAGACGAAAAGGTATGGGCAAAGGCCAATCCCAACTTGGGCGTTACGATAAAATTAGACTTTTTAAGGCAGGAGTGCCAGCGGGCAAAAGAGATCCCTGCATACCAAAACACGTTCAGGAGACTTTACCTCAACCAATGGACACAGCAGGATACGAGATGGATCGACATGGAGGCGTGGAGAGAGTGCGGGGGGAAGGTGGACTACGAAGAGTTGGCCAATTTGAGGTGCTGGGCGGGCGTAGACCTTTCAACTACAACCGACATATCCTCATGTGCCTTGGTATTTGAGCCAGACAGCGACGGGGTGGTCCATGTGCTTTCATACAACTGGGTGCCGAGGGAAAACATAGCGGCAAGGGTAAGGCGCGACAGGGTACCTTACGACTTATGGGCACAGCAGGGACACATAACGGCGACAGAGGGCAACGTCATAGACTACGACTACATAAGGATTGCCATAACGGATGAGATAAAGAGACGCTTTCCACTCCTTCAGGTAGTAGGTTATGACCCGTGGAACGCAACAAAGTGGGCCATCGACCTTGAAAGCGAGGGTGTGCCTGTAATGGAGGTGCGCCAAGGGTTTAAGACAATGTCGCCTGCGTGCAAGGAGCTTGAAAGACTGATAATAGGCAGGAAGCTTCGGCACAACAACAATCCTGTCTTAACGTGGGCGATGGATAACCTAGTTGTTGCGCAGGACCCAGCGGGCAACATAAAGCCTGCAAAGGATAAATCGACAGAGAGAATAGATCCAGCGGTGGCGGTTATCATTGCAATATCGGCAATGCTCCAGTCGGAAGCTCCAGAAGAGAGCGCATACGAAAGCCGCGGGGTATTCGCGGTGTAAATGTGAAGGAGGCTTGAGATGGGCATATTACAAAAAATAAAACAGACTTTTACAAAGAGAGCATCGCCTTTCCCTGTTTCGCCACAATGGTTTACGTCGTGGCTCGCAGGTGGGGGATCGGCAACGGGGCTTAGCCTTACTGAGGAGGACTTGCTTAGGGTATCTGCAGTCTACGCCTGCGTTAACTTGATAAGCAATACTGTGGCGTCGTTGCCTGTGCCGACATACGAACGC